GAAAAACACGACTTGACGCGATATAAAAGGGGTTCGAGTCCCCTCCTTCGCACCAGATGAGAAACCCGCATGAATGCTTGAAAATCAAGCGCTCATGCGGGTTTTTACTTGTTTTGGAATGTGCAGATACTATCGAATACTAACCGATATTTGCGCTTACTTGCCGTCCAGAAGTCTGCAAAAAGTCTGCAAACCTTATCTGTGCTCTACAATGTTTTCCCAGTACTCGACCAGTTTGTTGTCCACAGCATCTTTGTCGTGCAGAAAAGCTGCGGCCATATCGGCATAGAAGTTTTGATTGTCCGCGCTGTACGACCGAGCGACCGTGCAATAGTCCGAGTACATCATGTTCATCGCTGCCCAGAAATCGTTCGGGTCACAGGTGATATTGCGCTGTTTCGCAACGTCCTGCGTCTGCTCAAGCGTCCAGTGACAGCCCTTCGTGCCGTCAGCGTTTACCATGTTGTCACACCATTCCTCTGCTTCATCGTGGGTGAGGTGCTGGCGTGGCATTTTGATGGAGCGGCTGTCTGCGCCACCACGTTCGTACTGTCCAGACCGTTTATCCCAGTCGCCGTTCTGCGAGAAGCCGATTTGCGGCATCCTGCGCCCATTCTCTACGTCAGGGTAGCGGGGGATAGGGTAAGGGTCAATGTAGCGATTCTCTTCCTGCGGATAGTAGGGATAGCGGTCGCTGCCGCCTTCCAGCTTACGCAGACGGCGTTCCATCTCACGCTCCCTGCGGTCACGCTCTTCCTCAAGGCGGTCGCGTTCCGGCTCACGGTTTTTATCGTGTTCGCGGAGCATCATCATGCGGCGAAAATTCGTCTTGCCCATAATCTACACCTCCTCAAGAAATAGACGCGGGCGCACCAGCGTGGGAACGGCAGAAGCAGCCAAGATACTTGAAAGTTCCTGTGCCAGTGGCAGACGTTGCAACGCGGGTAGCGTAGCGGGTGCGAGTGTGGATGCTCTCAGCGGTTGCCTGAGCGCAGTTGCAGTCGGTCAGAGGGTAACGAGTTGCCCCGTCACCGACTGTGATAACGACTGCTGCGTTGATAGTAGTGCTTTCAGGGATAGACTGTGAAACCACGATGCACACTTTAGATCCGTCAAGATACGCACCAGCGGGCAAAGCAATGATAAGCTGGTTGTTTGCGCTGTCAAAATTGACAGCCGTTGAAATTACTAAGTTTTTGCAGAGTTTGCAGCTTGTTTTGCAAGCCATAATGTTTTCCTCCTAAAAAATCAGGGGCAGAGGTGTCTCACCCCTGCCCCGATGGTTCACCCGGTGTTATCGGGGAGTGTGTTGGTTAGCAGCAGCCGCAGCAGTTTACGCCCACGTTGGGGTTTGCCACCTGATAAGCGGGAATCGGACGAGGATTGACCCGGTTCAGGATGGTATCAGTCTGCTGGGACATCGCGGTGGTCAGAAGCGCGTTCTGACGATCCTGAGAAGCCGCAAACTTCAGGTTCTGGTTCTCAGCAGTCAGAGTGGCAATCTTGTCCTGCGTGAAGTAGTCCATCATGCTACGGAAGTTGGCGTTGCAGTTGTCTACGATGGCGCGGGCGTTGTCTGCGATAGCCTGACGGGTAGCGCAGTCCTCCGTTGCGATGGTGTACTTCAGGTCGCCAATCAGCTGCTTGTTCTCGCAGCAGCAAGATGCAAGCTGCGTTGCAAGTGCGGTCTGACCAGCCTGTCGTGCGTTGCCCTCCTGCATGATGGCAAGGCTGATGGCGTTGTCGCCGTTGGACACGCTGCGTTCCAGACCGTTCACCAGCTGTGCGTTCTGGTAGCCAAGCTGACAGATAGCGCTGTTCACGCCCGCAAAGCCGTTCGCAATGTTGGCGTTGATGCCATTGATCTGCGCCAGCTGGTCATAGCCCAGAGAGCAGATACCGCTCTGGATACCCGCCAGAGAGCGGGAGGTATCCTGCTGGTAGAAGCCCTCAGACAGAGCTGCGCGGGTGTCTGCACCGCCCTGACCAGTTGCGCCAGTACCGACCAGATAGGGGATGTAACTGTTCATGCCGTTGTCGCCGCCGTTGCGCCCGTTGCCGTAGTTGCCCCAGCCAAAGATGATGGCAAGGATAATAACAGCCCACAGACCTTCGTTGCCGAAGAATCCGCCGTTGTTATTGCCGCCGTCCTGCCCAGCCAGATAGCCAGTTGCAAAATCGTCCATAACAAAACTCCTTTCAGTTTTGCGTTATGCCATCCCACCGCCGTATGCGATGGGTGAAGCCAAACAAAAGCGGTTTTTGTCAAGTCCGCAAAACTGAGAAGCGTTTCGCTTAGAGGGATGCGTTATCGGGGCAGCGTCAGGTTCAGGACGCTTGCGAGTTGGTTCAGGTCAATGCCACGCTCTTTAGCGAGGTTCTGCGCCATCGTCCTGAGCTGTGCTTCGTTTTTGCCCTGAATCAGGTTCAGCCCTTGCATGATGGGTGCGCTCTGCCCACCCAACTGCTGGATAAGCCCCATCGGGTTCTGCCCGGCACGAGCCAGATTTGCCAGCTGCATGATAGGGCTGTGAGTAATCATATCAAACGGAGAGGGCATCGCTTATTCTCCTTTCTTTGCTGCGGTAGCGGGCTTCGAAAAGCTCTTCTGCCACTTTTCCAGTTCATCCAGCCGATGAACGAGGGTGTTGTACTGCTCAATAGGCACATATTGCTGTGTCGGTGCAGCGGTCTGCTGTGCCTGTTGCGCTTGCATCTGCCGCCATGCTTCCGGGCTGTAAAACTCCTGCACATAGGATTCGCAGGTGTCCGGGTTGAGCCGCTTGCAGTAGATCACACCGCTGCGTAAGTCCGGGCAGTAGGTCGGTCTGCCGTACAGGTCAGACGGTATCGCCAAAAATTCTTCTCTGCTGGAAACGGGCCTGCCGAGCAGCCAGCCGCCGTCCTGTGCCGACTGCTGAACAGGCTGCTGCCCATTCATCGGCTGCGGACGCTGCGGTTGTGCTTGTTGCATCTGTGCGTTTGGCAGGGAAGCGGTAAGACCTACCGTTCCCATGCCGCCGTAAGGATTGACGGGCTGCTGCGGAACATAGGGCGTTCCGGGTGTCGGATAATAGCTCATAATACATCCCTCCTGATGTGACCAGTGTACTGCATCAGCAAAAAGCGAAGGACAACGAAGGTACAACGAAGGACAAAAAAAGAAAAGCGCCCACACGGAAAAATCCGCATGAGCGCTTAACTGTTAAGGGCTTCACTTTGGAAGCAAAACTAAAATATCACGTTTCGGCTTGCAAGGCAAGGGTTTCGACAAAACTAGTACAAATAAGACAAAAAATCAAGAGCGGAACTGCCCACAGGCAATGCCGCTCTCTACAAAGGCCGTAGCCTTTCAAGTCTAAAGGTGTCTCCCGCATAGTACGCACTGTAAGTAGGCGGGCGGGAGACTGTATCAACTAAAAATGCCTACTTCTGCTATCGCAATTTTGACGTATGCGCACTATTCAAAACCGTTCAAGCATTTTCGGGCTTGCTATGGCTGGACTTGAACCAGCGACAATAGGCGGTGTAACGCCCTGCTCTACCAACTGAGCTACATAGCCTTTTCAAACATCCACCCTGTTGTGCTTCTTCGAGAGGCCGGGTGGATTTGTTGATGTTATTATAACATAATAACAAGGACTTTTCAACTTTCAGTCATTCGATGTCCTTATCCCATTTTAGCACAACATCATTTGCAGTCCTATTTGTATCGAGCCATGCTTGTTTTGTCGCTCCGCAAGAGCACTTCAAAATAACAAGTCTGAGAGGGTATCCCATATCATCAAGCTGGATTACGTTGCTACGTTCATACGTTTTATAATTGTGCTTATGAAACAGGTTCGCCATAACAAATACCTCAAACTAAAATTTTTTCAATGCCTTTCAGCCGGTAGCCTATCGCCGTCCGGCTGTAATGCGTCTGCGCTGCAATGTCCGGCAGCGGGAGCCGCTCAACGTACCGCAGTAAAGCTATCTTACGGTCAACCCTCCCAAGCGGTGCGTTTTTGATGGCGGCTGTCATCTGCTGTCGGTCAAGTCCTTGCAGCGCAGCGGGCAGCACCACACGAGCCGCCGCCACAGGCAGCACCGAGCCAGAAAGGTTCGGGAAGCTGTCCGGCGTTGCGCACCATAGCGCCAATGACGGCAAAATGGTCGATTTTGTTAAAGCCAACAAAATCGCAGACCATTTTCGTGATGTCACGGAATTGCTCTTGTGCGGCGTACATCTCGGTGACGTCACCGAGATGGCGGTATGTAGTGCTTGCCATGATATCCTCCTTACTGCTTTTGCAGGGCTGCTCTTGCGCGGTCAAAGAAAAACTGGATGACCTTGCTCATAGTCTCTTCCGTGATTGCCCACGAGACCAGCTTGCCCCACCGGCTGTTGTCCAGATAGTGGTGAAGCATCTTGACGCACCACGCCTTGCGTTCTGCGCCGCGCTTCGTGCCCTGAATTTCGTGCTCCGCCCTTGCAATGAGGTCAAGCACAGTGCCCTTGACAGCTGCGCCGTAGCCCAGACGGATAAGCCCCAGCGCAAGCGACACAGCGCCCACAACGATGAGCACCAGCGCCAGCCACGAGGGCAGCGGGGTGAGAATGGTGTTAAGGATGTTTTCCATGTGTTACTCTCCTCTTTCTTTTTCGAGGTCTGCAATGCGGTGGTTTACCACCTTCATTTGTTCTTCCAGCACCGGGATGCGCTGGGCAAAATTGTTGTGTGTCCGGACTTCGCGGGTCAGCTCTTCCAGCTTGGTTTCGGTCACGGCCTGCTGTTTGTCCAGCTTAGCGTCCATGCTCTGGGCAGTGTGGTTGTTGGAGATAATCACGCCGATTAGGCTCAGACCGCCGGTGATGATTGCAACGATGATTGCTTCGCTCATGCGCCCTCCCGAAGACGGGTCAGACCCTTCTTTGCGATGATTTTGGCATAGTCCTTGTAAGGCACTGACAAATCCACATCACCGGACACGCCGGGAATCTTGCCCTTTCTGGTGTACTGCCACAGCCCGAAGCTCCATTCCGGTGCGGGCTTTTTACTGCGGTAGGCTGCAAGCCAAACGTCATAAGGCTTCAGCGCCGCGCCGGTCATGTACAGGTTATCACGGCCAAAGTACAGCCCGGTGTATAGCATGGCGTAAAAGCCCCAGCGCTCCACCGTGCCCAGCGCATGGGCGGCAATGTCCGTCAGGGTCTGCTTGTCGAGCGGTGCTTGCACATACTTGTCCTCAATGTCCACCGCAACGGGCAGCTGCACCGTTTTGCCGGTAAGCACCTTGCGCAGCAGGGCAAGCTCTGCGTCTGCTTCTGCCGCGTTGACCGCCTTGCAGTAGTAGTACACACCGCAGGGGATGCCAAGCCGCTGGCACTCGCGGTAGTTGCGCTCAAAGGTGGGGTCGATGTACGGCTTGCTGGGCTTGTCTTCTGCGCTGTTGCCCAGCGCCCGCAGCATCACACCGGAGACAAGACCGCTTGCCTTGACCTTGTCCCAGTCGATGTTTCCCTGCCAGCGGGAAACGTCCAAAATAGTTTTTTCCATCATGTCACGTCCTTTCTGTTAGTGGGTCAATGCCCTCTTTAGCTCATCTTAGTAATTCAATCAAGTTCGTAGTTCGTTGTTATATTTAAGAATCCTCATATTCTCTTTTGTAGCACTTTCATTTTCTGCTCTTAAATATGGCTCTAATGTATAACTATTTCCGGTAATAATAATGTTAGTGATTTCATCACTATCACCATACCATCCAAAGCGCAAGCCACTGTTAGCGCCCTTAAAGTAGTTATTTTTGAAAATCAAATTACTTTTTGCACCGGACGCACTTGAATTGTGGTAAGATACTACACCTGTACGTTGCGTAGAGCTGGTTGCTTCAAAAACACAGCCGTCTACGATTACTTCACCATGTTTTCCAAGGCCGCCACCAATGCAAGGTGTATCTGGACCCCAAACAGGATTATGTGCGTTGTCGATGTGCATGGAGCAATTTTCGTAAATGTTTTTGTATGGCGTAGGGTCAATTCCGTGTTCATCATGAACGCAGTATCTGACGTTGGAAGCTTCTATTGTAACATTATCAAGAAGAAAGCCCTGACTACTCGCATACACATGAAATACAGAAAATTCCTCATTTATAGCATGATTGCTTCCTGTGTAGTTACAAACCACTTTGCTTCCGCTTGCAAAGTGCACCTTAATGCCATTGCCTAGTGCTAATCCGTATTCATTGGTGGGGCTGCTAAAATTTTCAAAAAATGTGTCGCCGTATTCCTTGATTATATCAAATGTTTCGGCATCTACATATACTTCGCATCCTTCATGCCTTACAGCTTCTAATAGCCCAGCTCTAAGTGTTTTGTATTTTCTTGTACTGCCAATGTATATTTTAACTTGCCCACCGCTTGTGCTATCTTTTGTGTAATACTTTTCCCATGTAGTCCATTTAGTTGTGTTTCCTACGCACTCGCGATAATAGTAGTAGTCTTTTGAGATAAACGTAATTTTCTGTTGAACAGTAAACGAGCCGGGGAACTCGACGTTATAAGTTTCCAGATATGCAGTAGTGCCTGTAAGGGGATAATCCGTAGGAATATTTTTAGGCGGATTATCAGCAAGAATGGCAAGCACATAAGTGCTGTTTGCTGTCACGGCATTAAAATCTTCAATTTCTGTACGGCTACTAACTAATCGGTTTCCTACCGTGCTCGTATTTAGCATCTTAGACCACGCAGTCCAAGTGTCAGTACTGCCAACATATTCGCGATAGTAGATATAGTTTTTTGAGATAAACGTAATTTTCTGTTGAACAGTAAACGAGCCGGGGAACTCGACGTTATAAGTTTCCAGATATGCAGTAGTGCCTGTAAGTGGGTAATCAGTTGGAATATTTTTAGGAGGGTTAGATGGCAGTATTGCTAATGAGTAGCGGGAGTTTTCTTTGATATCATTAAAATCAGAAATTTGGTCAGCACTTATGATTAAATTGTCACCGACAATTTGGCATTTTTTGAAAGCGTCCCCAGTTGCTTTCGCATCCGCAGCCTTGCCGGAGAGGGAGAGGGTGGGGTCGATCATGTTCTTGAGCTCTTCCCAGGTCTGGATCGCCGAGGTCCAGTCCGCGTTGGTGACCTGAGTGATATAGAAGAAGCTCTCCACCGACGTCCCGCTGGTATAGCTGTCATTGCGGCAGTTGCAGTCAATGGGCCAGCCATGGAGCATATAGCCATTGCTTCCGGTCACGCAGAGCATGACGCTGACATGGCCAGGGACGCGGAGAGCCTGACGTGCGATCTCGCAGGTGACGACGTTGCCGGATACCGAGCAGGCCGCCCGCTTTCCAGCGCCGTCGTTGATGGTATCATACCAACCCTCATTCTGAGGGCCGAATCCTCGGTACATGATGCTGTACGTTGCACCGGACGGCGCAGCGTATGCCTTGCCGTCCTTGTACAGCACGGCCTTGAAAAAGCGGCTCTGCGCGTCATTCTCCACAACGTCAAGACGCTGTGGAAAGCCGGGGTTGTCGAAGTCAATTTTGATCTCTTGCATCATTGTCCTCCTTGCTCAAAATAAAATCGCCTGATTCGGAAAGCAGATAGTCCGTCACATTTCCGTCTGGAAGTGTGTCAGAGTATGCGGCCCCATCGGGCAGGGTGGTCAGCGCGTAAGTCGGATTGATAACGCCCGCCGACGTGATCCGGCGCGTGTCAGGCCGGAACGTAATAAGATACATAGACTCCTCCATCACAAAAAGCCCATCACAACGTATGGGATACAGCACTTTTTGTTTTTGTTCATCGTCACGCCGACCGGGATATTATTTATTTTTTTGGATTCCAGCCATCCACCGGGTCCAAACTGGACACCGGTTTTACTGACCGAAAATTCCCGGATGCGTGGATAGTCCCAGGTATAGGTTGCTCGGACACTTTTTCCGTTGACCGGAGCGATTGCCCATTGGATGCTGTTGTTGTCGATAACGCTGCTGTCAAAAATACTGCCCAGGTTGTCGATGAAGCCGACAGCAACGACCGAATAGCTTGCCAGATCCAGCGGGATAAAAACGTTGCCGTCCAGACCACCCGGCGCATTGGCGGAGTTGTCCCAGATGACGCTGGAATTTCGCACCCCGCGAAATTCCAGTCCATCATTGCCGATGGTGTAAGAGTAATCGCCGACGCCGAAGTTGATACTTCCCGTGTCGCTCTCCTCGATATAATCGGTGGCCACGCGGCTGGCCTCCACCGCCCGGTCGTTGGTGGTGGTCACGCGGCTGCGCTCCCGGATGGTCGTGCGGGCCAGGCGCTCTTTGGCGTCGCCCACTTGCAGGGAGTCATAGCGCTCCAGCAGTGCATTGTAATCCGTCTTGGTGATCCGCGCCGTGGCGCTCACGCCCAAACGCAGATACCGTACCTCGACCGTATCGCCGCGCAGGATAATTCCGCTCTGGCCGGAGCCTGTGTACTCCACACACTTTTCCAGCTGCACATAAGAGACCGTCAGGCTGACGCTGATCTTGCCGATCTCATTTTTCTGGATGAATTCATCGGCTGTCTTTTTCATGCTGGCGTCAGAAGGCGCTTTCTGGTAGTAGCTGGTCAGGTCGAGCGGATAGATTTTCCGGTAGCCGGTGATGCTGGAAGCCGCGATGGGCTCCAGGTCATAATACTTGTTCTTCTCGGCGTTCATCCAGAAGGGATAGACGTGGGTGTAGACGTCCTCGATATTTTTTTCCTGTGTGACGTCCAGCAGGTTCAGGCCGTATGCGATTTTGACTCCGCGGTCAACGGTCTCTTTTTTGCGCAGCACACAGCTCGGGCCGTCGAACGTCCAGATGCCATCATAGGCCGAGGCGAGGTTGTCGCTGTTGCTGGACAGCAGCGCCGCACGGACGGTCATCGGCTTCGAAACCGAAAACGTGCCCGCAGTATCGTAATTGGCCGAAATGTCGAACGGGCAGTCTCCTACGATTCCTGCTTTAAGTTTTGTGATGGCCTCGCTCAGCGACGCAGCCGTGAAAGGCTTGACAATGCAGTTGTTGAGGTCATACGAGATGTGATGCGCATAGGCCTGGATCTTGCCGTCGATGGGCCGCGTCATCCGGTAGATGCGGAACAGCTGTCGGTTTTCATACCGGGACGGGGCCGCGCTGATGAGCCTGCGTTCGGCCAGCAGCTCCGCATGGAGACCGGTCATCGGATAGATGAGGGTCAGATCATACGCACCGTTCTCTTCGCAGCTGACGGTGCAGCTCAGGGCGTCTTTCAGCGCGCCCAGACCGTAATTGCCGATGGATGTTACATCGGCCTCGTGTAAGATCGGCGTCATAATGTCCACCACCTTGGAGTCAGGGTCACGCCGGTCACGCCGCCGCTCCAGCTGATCGTATTTTCGCCCGGCCGCAGCGTGGGCCAGGTGCCGCCAACAAGCGCGTTTGCGTTGGTGCCGCCGGTGACGTAAGCGTCCCAGTTTTCGCAGTCGGCATAGAGTACCCGGTCTGCCGGGGGCATGGCGGAAAATTCCACGCCGTTGACGACGACTTTTCCCTCTGCGCCGTTTCCGGTGATCTCCAGATAGGGGAGCGCCACCTGATCCAGCGGGTTGAGAAGGGTCTGTCCGTTTTCCAGTGCCGCAGCCTGATAGCCTGACACAAGAAAGTGGCGCGGATCACAGTCAAAATCAACCGACAGCCGGCCGTACTTGTTGAGGATGTTCGTGATGCTGCCCGGCTTGGCCGTGGCGAAATAAAAAAACGACGGGTCGTATCCGTCGGAGAGCTGATGCGCTCCCGGCGTTCCGGCCAGCCATTTCTTGACGGTGCGGGCGTCTTCCGCCGTCGGGTTTTTACCGTGGAAGTACAGCTGATACGTTACGGTGATATTGTCGTAATAGCCCAGGTCAGCATGGAGCTTTCCGTTTCGGCCCGGCACCTCATACTCCTCGTATTTGGCTTCTGGGACCGGGATCTCCGGCTTGTGCTCGATGTGGCAGAAATACTCGTCCGAGCTGTGGCCGTTAAAATAAAGATATTTCTCCATTGGCGGAGGCCTCCGAATCTATCATCATTTGAATTTTGTCTGCGACAGCTTGTGCAATGTCATCTGTGCTCTGGCCGGGCTGGGCGTTGATGGTAAAGTGGATGCCGCCCATGTTGATGCGCCGGGTGTTGTAAGCCGTGGTGAGCGCAGAGCTGGCCCGGCCCACGTCATAGGTGAGCTGAGTTTCCATCTGGCCGCTCAGCCCGCGCACCGCGTCGCGCAGCACATAGGCATTATCGGTGATACCTTTGGCCATGCCCTTGACCATGTCCGGCATCCACTGCTCATATTCCCGCAGCGGGCCAACGTCCGGGCGGGAGAAATGCAGGAAACTTGTTACAGTCTCGGCCAGCCCTTTGGCGGCAGTGGCCAAAAATCCGCCAGCGTCTTTCATGCCGTTCGCCATGCTGGTGACAAGGTCTGCGCCCCAGTTGTTTGACTCATTGGCCAGGCCGGAAAGATTTGTCCCGATCAGGTTGCCCACAATGGACAGGCCCGCGCTTGCAATCGCTCCCGGTATACCGCCCTTCATGTAACCCGTAGCCGCTGAAACAAGCCCCCCTACAATCAGGCCGGGCACGTCGATGTTGTCAAAAAAGCTGTCGCTTGCGCGGTAGCCCTTCGACAAATCCGAAAACCAGCTTCCGAGCGGGCTCTTGCTCAGGTTGGAAGCTGCCTGTTCCAGACCACCCAGTTTCGTATCGAGGTCGAGGATGAACTGCGAGAAGCTGCCCACCGTGCCCTGAACGCCCTTGATCTCGGTCTTCAGGCCGTTTGTCTTTTCCTGCACGTCGGTCACAATGCCGTTGACGTAAGTTGTCGTGCGAGTGACTGCCTGGGCGATGCCGTCCACAATGGCTGTATACGAGTCCGTCACCACATCGGTCGTAGAGACAACGTTCTCTTTTACCTCGCCGGTCGTCTGGTCAATGACTTGCTCGATCTGCTTGGTGGTCTGGGTCGTCCGGTCCAGAGCGCCGACAACGCCGTCCACACCATAGATCTTCTCTGACTTCGAGGCAACCGCGGTCTTTCCGGCAGTCGTGACGTTTTCGACGGTCGTTTTGCTGCTCTGCTCCACGCCGTCCAGCAGGGTGACGACCTTCTTATAGTTTTTCTGGATGCCGTCCACCATTTCGGTCCATGTCCGGGTGACGGTCTGGGCGGTTTCCTGCGTCGTGCCTTTGAGCTGCTTGGTCGTTCCGTCGTAGACGTTGTAAGTGTTATCGGCGGTTTCCGTCACCTGCTTGATGGCCCCAACGATGTTGCCGGTGCCCTCCAACAGCTGGGTGTTGGTTTCGGTCACACTGTTGGTGAGCTTCTTCTGGTCGGCAGCAGCCTTTTTGGTTTTTTGGGTCGTGCTCCCGGTCGGCGTATTGCTTCCGCTGCTTTTCGGGGGCGTTACGGTCGGATGCAGCCGGTCGTATTGCTTTTGGTTTGAGATACCTTTTCCGGCCAGGGCTTCCTGCCTTCGGCGGTTTTTGTTTTTCTGGCTGTCCGTCTGTGAGCGGTAGTCCTCGTAACTGTCATACCCTGCATAGGCGTCCTTGCCCAGCGCCTTGTTGAGCTTATAGCTCCACTGATCGAGGACGCTGATAGCATTTTTGGCAATGGTAGACAGTCCATCGCCCAAAGCAGACATCTCGCTGATTACGCCTGAGATCAGCGGATTCAGCGACGCGATCTCCGTTGCCAGACCGACCCAGCCGTCCGTTTTGTATGCTTCAGCCGCCGCAACGGTCATATCATTGAGGTTGCCAACGACCATTTTGATGCCGTCGGTCAAATCGGCAGTCATAAGGCCCGCCAGCTGGGTGGCGTTATCCGTCAGCGTGGACATCTGGCCGTTGAGCGTCTTGCTCTGGGTGGACATGGAGTTGTAGTACCGTCCGCCCTCGTCTGAGGCCTTTTCCAGTGCAGCAGTCAGCACGTCATAGGTGACTGTCATTTTCTGCACTTCGGCGGTCGATTTGCCGGTGTAGTCGGCCAAAATGCCATAGACATCAATGCCGGCATAAGCAAATTGTTTGATGTCCGCCGCCGTGGCTTTTCCGGCGTTTTTGATCTGTTGGAGGTTCTGGGCCATTCGGCTCAGCTCCTCGTTGCCGCCGCCGGTTGCAGAGACCGCATCGCCCAGCGCAAGGATGACTTTGCGGGAGGAATCTGCATCAACGCCGGTCGAGATCAGCAGCTCGTTGGCCTTGACAAGGCCCGCCGTGTCGAAGGGGGTCCGGGCCGCGTCCTGCTTGATCTGCTCCAGTGCGTTTTCCGCAGCGGATGCGCTGCCGAGCATGTTGGTCAGTGCCGTCTGATACTGCTCCAGCTGGGCGTTATAGCTGACGCCCGCCTCAACGACCTTTTTGCCAGCCGACAGCAGAGTGCTGCCGATGGTCTCATAGGCTTTTGCGGCCAACGTGCCCGCTGTCACAGAGGCAGCAAGGTCGTCGCCGGACGTTCTTGTCTGGTCCGAAAATTCGCCCAGACCGTTTTCCGCATCAGACAAGCGACTTTTGAGGGTTGCCAGTTCGGCGCTGGTCTTGTTGATCGCAGTGCGGAATCCGGATGCTTCTTTGCTGGCGTCGCCCCATTTGGTGACTGCTTTTTGAAGCATCGTGTTTTGCGCTGAAAGGGCAGATTCCTGATTCTGAATCTGCTTTTTCAACACAGAGGCAATGGAGGAGGCCTTTTGCTGTGCGGTGGCGTTTTTTCCAAGCTGTGCAGTGACAAGATTCAGCTCAGAGGAATATTCCTTCTGCTGCTGAATGATGTTTTGCATCTGCTTGCGGTATTCGCTCTCGCCCTCAACGCTGATTTTTGGGCCAATGTCCGTTTTTGCCAAGCGCTACCACCTCCTCATCGTATCGCCGCCAACGTATCGAGGTCGGCATAGACTTTCTGGTCTGCACCGTTCTCGATCTGCATACACGCCATATAATCCAGCATTCGGCCAAGCGGGCAGGCGAGAACTTCGCGTTCTGTCATGCCGAGCTTTCGGCCGTAATACAGATACCATGTGGTATTCAGCCGGATCACATGGCGGTTTCGCCGTTTTTTGGGTTGTTATCCGGTGCGACCTCCACATCGCGGGAGGACCCGCCGCGCAGAGCCATGGCAACGTCAGCCCAGATCTCGACGATCTCAGCGCCGGACAAAATCGCCTGAAGAACATCATCTGCCGGAAGGTCTGCGGTATTTTCCGACTCTTCGCCGGAAAACGAAGCGCTTGCGGCAAGATACGCCTTGCCAGCTTCCGCCAGCGGGCGAAGTACGGTCAGGATCACACGCATCATTTCGGCCAGTTCCTGCTTGTCGGCGTGAGCGGTGACGCTCTCCACGACCGCGTTGACATTGCCGAACGCTTTTTCCAGCACATCTGCCGCCCCGATGGTCAGGCAGAGCGGAAATTTCTTGCCCTTGATATTCGTCCACACAACATACTTGTCGTTCATCCGTTATTCGCCTCCCAGAGCTTTCTTAATAAAGGCCACTGCCTCGCTTTCGGTCGTGAACAGGGTCTTCGGGATGATCTTCCAGCGGTTTTTCGCACTGTCGTCCCGCATAATGGTGAAGTCGATGTCCTGGGTCTGCCAGTCGATCTGATCCTCCTGCGTGGTGGCGTCGTCACCGGGCACCTTGCAGCGGCATTTTGCCAGAACCATCGCGCCCCAGTAGCTCTTGCCGTCCCGCTGGAGCTTTTTCACGGCACCAATGCCGATGTAGGGCGGCTCCATCTCCGCACCATACTCCAGCGTCTCAACGCTGTTGCTGCTGTCCACCTGCACAGGGTTGCCCGCTTTCAGGCCCATGAGGAAGGCTTCGTCGTCCGGGCTCAGGCCGTCAATGGTCATGGTGCCGGAACCGTCCGTGAAGGCGGAGCCGGTCTCGGTCTCGGCCAGCCGGTCGTCGGCGTAGAAGTTGTTATCGTCGCTGGTCGAGATATCGGTGCTCATGCTCACCGAGCGGCCCAGCTTGCGGACGCCGGTGTAAGTGACGTTCCCGCCGTCGGCTGCATACAGCGCGACATGGATGTTGGAAAAACCGGTCGTCACAATGCTTTTCGGATTCTCAGGCATGTTTTTTCCTCCAAATAAAAAAAGAAGAAGGTGTCCACGGTGGACACCTTCTTTGGGTTATTTCTTCGTGATGGCTTCGATTTGCTTTTGGATTACCACTTCCATGGCGTTTTGCGCATTTTTCCGGCAGGCGTTGACAGCCGGGGCAATAAAAGGCGTTTTGTCGCGCACACTGCTCCCACTTTCAACGCTGCGGGCAATGAGCGCGTTCGGCTGGCCGTTCGGATAAGTCTTTGTCTGGACTTCGTTGTATCCCTCAAAACCGATTTTGACGTTCCAGGCACCGTTTTCGTGGCGCATGTTGGTGATGCCGAAGCCGTCTTGCAAGCCTTTTTTCTGTGCCTCAGAAATTCCATGCAGTTTTTCTCCCGCATCTCTGGACTCCTGCGACAGATAGAAATACGACTGTTTTGCCGGTGGTGCCTGGACCGGAAGCGCGTCGATGGACTGTTTGATCGCATCGGCCACGACTTTTGCACCCTCATAGACCGCGTGTTTGCAGATGCTGTCCGTCTCGTTGGTCAGCTTTTCCAACTGGGCAAGATAGTCGTTGGCCTTTTTGGAGGTGATCTTAGCCACAACCGGCCACCTCCCAGCTCCACTCGTAATGCCAGATGCCCCGGTCGGCCTCGAACTGGATGCTGTTCAGCCGCCAGGCGATGGAATCGAACGAGTCGAACGACTGCTCCAGCGCTTTGCGCCAGGGGTCGAACTCGTTCTGGGTAAAAAGGTCGGTCGTGCCGGTGACGCAGCCCTCGACGTGCTTGCCTTCCGCCTCAAAATCGGAGGCTCCGTCTTCCTGCCAGACGAAATACCGCTTGGATTTCATCCGCCCGCCATGGCTCACCTGGTCGGTGACGGCGGTATGGGCTGCGATGATGCACTCGCTCCACGTCATTTGCCATCCTCCTTCAGGCGGTCGTCGAAATCTTCCTCGACGGCCCGCAGGCTGATATCCATCGAGGGCGGGTGGCAGTTTTCCACCACCTGCGCCGTGTCGATGCGATAATACTGGCCGTCTTCGGTCCGGGCCACGTCCTGGCTGCTGATCTGCACCGGTGCGCGCGGCACCCGCACCACGCGGACGATCTCCGCAAGGTTCTGGCGGCTGAGATACAGCCGGTTGATGCCGAGCCGCTGCTCCTCGTAACAGGCCGAGAGCTTTCTTTTCAGCTTGATTTTTGGTTGGTGGCCGACATCGGCGACGTCCTCGGTCGAAAAAACGGCCAGAACGCCTGCGTTGAAGTTCTGCGAGATGTCATTCGTTGGTCTGGTCGGCATTTTGCGCGGCATAAGAGCTCACCCGCCTTTCGTTCTGCGCTGCCAAAATGAGATGACGGTAGTTGTTCTCGAAGATATCCGCCGCGCCGTCGCGGGCGTAGCGGACGTAATCCATGAGCAGGTCCCGGTGCAGACCGGGCGCGGTGTAGTCCTGTGGCTCGCCGATCTTGCCGTCCAAATAGGACATACCGCCCACGGTGAGGTTCCAGACCTTCGTGTCCACGGCGTCGTCATCCCACGTGATGTCGAGATAGGTCTTGATATCCGGGAGCAGCACGTCCCGGATGCCATCCCATACGGTCTTCATAAGGTCAGGACTTGGTGACGGTGACGGTGTAGGCCTTGGTGGTCGTGCCGTCTTCCGCCGTCACGTTGATGGTCACGGTGTTGGAGCCTTCGGCCCAGGTGGCAGACTTGCCGTTCTCGATGATCTTGCTGCCGACCTTGACCTGCACGGTCGCACCGGCGTTTGCGGGGGTGGCAGTGATGACATTGGAGGCCGTATCGGTCGTTGCGGTGTAGCTGGCAGTGGTCGCGCTGAAGGCCGGGTTCAGAGTCAGGTTGCCCAGCTTCAGGGAGGCCAGGTTGGCGTCAGCGGACGGTGTAGGAGAGGTGACGGTCTCGACCTTGTAATTCAGCGGGCGCAGGCCGGAAATGTCGAGGTTCAGGAAGGCGTTGTTGTCCACCGGGAAACCGTTGGCATACAGCTTGATGAGGTAGACGCGCTCGTCCTCCAGGAAACGGTAGGAGTCGTCGTACTCCAGCCGACCGCCCTTGTTCATGCCGACCGCTGCAAAGTACAGCCGGCCCACGCCGAACACAGCCTGGCCGCGCGGCAGAGCGGAAACCGGAATGATGGTGGCAGGGTAGGGCAGGACGTTGTTGCGATAGGTGCCGTCCGGGGTGCGGATCGTGGTGGCGGGCATGACCTTCTCATAGTAATCCTGCGGGTTGACCAGCAGAATGAGGTCATCCGGGTTGCGGTCCTTGCCGTTCGGGGTGACGGCCAGCAGAGCGACCAGCTTGCCCATGGTGGTGGGCTCGAAATCCGAGACCTTGATCTTGGCCTTTTCGGGGTATGCACCGCCGACAACGGAAGCGCTCTCGCTCACATCGCGGATCATGCCGATGGGCTTGTCGTTGCCGTCGCCCATCACGATGCCGTCTTCCAGGCCGTTGGCGAGTGCTTCGGCCAGGATGGCGCGGATATAGCGGTCCAGCCATTCGGGGCCGAGGTCCAGCTGAGCCTTGCAGACCGGAATGAACGCAGAGAGCTTGTAGAGACCGACGTCAACTTCCTTGAAGCCGGAGGTCAGCTCCTCGATGATCTTTGCGCACAGCTTACCCCATGCTGCCTTGTGGCGGCCATCGGTGTTCAGCATCATGCGGATGGCGCCGCCGGTCGGGGTGAACTGGATCTTGCTCAGAAGAGGATGGCTCTCGGTCAGGTCTTCCATGACGCGGGAGATGATGGTCTGCGGGAAAACGACACTCACGTTTTCGAGGGCCTGCTTCGGGTTCTCGCTGCGCATGGCGTCGCTGATCTTCTGGTAGTATTCCTTCTCTTCCGTGGTCAGCTGCCGGATGCCGCGCGCATACAGAGCAGAGTTGTCGAGTTCCTGCCTCAGACCGTTCAGCTGGGCTTCGTACTCCTCCGCATTGATGTCGCCGATGGTCTGGCACATCTCAGAAAAGACGTCAGACAGTTCGTCGGGCTTGTTGTCCTTGATGGCACCGGCCAGCCGCTGGCGCAGATCAGACAGTTTCTGATTCTTCTGGTACATGTCTTTCAGATTCATGTTGTTGTCTCCTTTTTGGGTATTCAAAAAGGCGTGTCCAAACTGGACACGCCTTTACGGTTTGGTCAGAGCTTCGAAAACAAGCTCAGCAGGTTGTTCTGGGGTGGAGCGGGCGGTTCCTGGGGCGGCTTTTTGGGTGCCGGGGAGGGAACGGCCAGCGTTTGACGGATGAGCATGTCGTGCACACTCTGGGTGGCCTCGTCGCCGCGCACACCCTTCTGGATGCTGGTGGCAAGGCCCATTTCCAGCACAGCTTCGGGGCTGTACCACGTTTTGCTGTTGATGAGGTCCCGCGCCGCCTGTTCCTTCATGCCCGCGTTGATAAACGCGCCCAGGCCGATCTCAGTCAGTTTGTCCAGCTCATCCGCAGCCTCGCGGAGGTCTTCGGAATATCCGTAGGTGCCGCCAATGACGGGGTGGAAATAAAACGCGCTCACATTGTTGGCGATGCGTTGCGTACCGGCCAAATACGGGTAGATGGCCGCGCTGGCCACAAATCCGTCGGCATAGGTCGTGATCTGTGCGTTTTTGGCCCGCAGGGCGTTGTAGATTGCAAAGCCCTCCGAGACCTCTCCACCATAGCTGTCCACATGGACGTTGATCTCGGCAAGGTTCCCGGCCTGCTCCAGCTGGTTGGCCAGCCGGAAGGCGCTGACGTCGCTCTGCTCCCACGGGTAGCTTGTAATATCGCCGTAGATATAAATATTGGCTTCTTCGCCGCTCTGCTGCATATCAAAATACGGTTTAGGCACTGTTCTTGTCCTCCTTTTTGTTGGCTTCGGTCGCGGCATTGCGGGCAATGGCTTCGACCGTTGCAATGTTTTTGGTCATCCAGTGGATGTTTGCCCAGTCCTCTGTAATGGTGGAATCTCCGACCTTTTCACGCAGCTCGTTGATGCTCCACGCCGCGCTTTCCACGATCTTTTCGATCTTGTCTGCATTGCTCAGGATGTCAAAATGCTGGATGGTCGAGGTATCCACGTTCACGCGGTCGCCGCGCTGCCAGACCCGGCGTCCATACAGCTTGCGGTTCAGCTCCTCGCTGATCTGTGCCGCCAGCGGGTCGATGCAGGTAGTGAGCCAATGCGTGACCACGTCGCTGATCCCGGCAACTTCGCCTTGCACCAGGACGGGCGGGATGCCGAACCCTCGCGCCGTGAAAGAAAAAATGTCGTCCACAAGCGCCCGGATGTCTCGCGTGTCACCGGTCTTGCCCGGTTCCGAGAACTGCTGAAAGTCGTAACCGTCAAATTCCAGCAGAAGGCCAACATCATTTTGCAGAAACGGCTTGTACAGCTGGTTCAATCGCTGCGTAAACCGCTCCTCGAAATCGTCCTGCCCGGAATTGACCTGCGAAACATGCACTTTCATGTGCTGGCCAGCATTCCAGCTGTGATTTTTCATGCTCGCTTCCAGCAGCTTGTTGTAACTGGCATAGAGCGCATCCACCACCGCCTTTGCATCGGCGCTGTTGAGCACAAGGTGGATGACCTCGCTTTCCTTCAGGTCGCGGGTGTACGGTTCATCGCCCACCTGAATCTGCCGGTAGATGTTTTCCGCCGTCGGAAAGTATTCCGGCTTCGTCCAGCTGTCTGCCACGACCAGATTCAGCATGCCGCCGCGCTGTGTGGCGAGGATCAGCGCCTCATTGTTTTTATAGAGCCGGTAGATGACCTTTTGCCAGAACGCCGTGCTGTTTTCGTTGACGTTCGGCTCCACGTTGAGCATGTAATAGTAATCTTTTTTGACGGCTTGTCCGCGCTCGAACGTCTTGAACTCGCAGTTTGCAATGGCTTTTGCGATGAGGTTCACGCAGCAATTGAACGCCAGATCCCGCAGGCGGTATTCCTCCCAACAGGTCATCCAGTCGGCAAGAGAGGCTTTTGCAGCCGAGGCGTTGATGGGCACATTGGTCTCATCCACATGCTGCGCGGGGAGCTTGAGCTCATCGGATTTCTGAAATCCGAAGAACTCTTTTACTTTTTCGGAAAATGACATGGTTTGAACTCCTTACCAGCATATTGCTCCGATTTTGGGGAGCTGAACTTGTCCGGTGCCCAGCTCGGTTTCGATGACCATGGACGCTACCAAGGCCATGAAGGGGTCTGTTTTTCGGGATTTTGCCTCGATCTTCGCATAGACAAAGTTTCCGGTATCCACGCCTTGACTGCGGCTGCTGCGCACACGCTTGGTGTTGTTGACTGCCCAGCGCAGCTGTGGCAAATCGCCCCATGTGAAAAGGCCCCGGTCGAAACAGTCCTGGATCACCGGGTCCACCTGCATGATGTCGCTGGGACGGATCAGCTTCACGCGGGTCTTGTCCTTTGCGTCAAAGCCGATGCTCTGCAACGCTTCGGCCATCATGGTGTAGCGGAAATTATCCAGCGCCAGTTTTTTGATGTTGTAAATGCGCCCGGAATCCCGGATGTAATCCGTGAGCAGATACGGAGAAATGCTCACATCGTCCACATAGGTGCACACGCCCATATCACACCACGTTTTCCACGGAGCCTTGATGCGGGTCAGTGTTTTGCTCTGTGCGCAGATCCAGGCGTGATTGATATCGAAGCGCTTGTCGCCGCGCCGGAAGTGGAGGTTGACCGCCGCCCAGTCGCTCAACTCGGCGTAGTCGATACCCACCGTGCAGCTCCACCCGGCCAGGTCGGGCAAGGGGGTGTTGGTGGCCCTGACCTTTTCGTAGTCGGTGACGGCGATCTCTTTGGCACCATCCCGGATGCCCATGCGTTTCGTCATGAAATCACCGTTCTGTTCCGGGCGCTCCCGCCAGTCGCGGTACTCGTCCCGAATCTCCTGCATCAGGTGGGGCAGGTAGGGGAGTGATGGGTTTGCCATGCACCAATTGTTTTCATCGTGCACCTGGTCTTTCGCGTCCAAGCAGCAGATGAACGGCAAAAAGCCTTCATCCGCCTCGCCCTCAAACAGGATCCTGCGGCCTCGTGCAAGATAGTCGTCCAGCGGTCCGTCGCTGACATCGCCGTTGGAAGTAAAAAAGCCCACGCGCGGCTCGGCAACTTTGCCCTGGCCGGTGACGAAGACTTTGATGTTGTCGTAATTTTGGTATTGGTGGACCTCGTTGAAGATGACCGCGCCGGAACGCATACCGTCACGACCCTTCGGGTTGTTGGTTCGGCCTTTGACCTCGCCCAGGTTTTTGCGGCCCCGAAGGATTTCTTTTGTGTGGTAGTAATATTTTGACAATTTGGCTTCCCACGTCGGATTCTCCAGCGCTTCCACGATATCTTTGACGGGGGTTACGGCCTGCTCCTCGTTGTTGGCGCAGATGTCCACATTGTAATGCGGGACCGGGTTGTATGGGCTTATGAGCGCCGCCGAAGAAATGGCGATCACGCCGTCTTTGCCTGCACCACGGCCCACCATTGCAAACAGCGTTTTGAAGCGGGGGGTATTGTCTGCGCGGTAGGTGCACAACCACAGCCCCAGCGCAAAGGTCTGCCACGGAAAAAGCCTGTCATACGGAAAATACCGGGCGAGGCGGAAATATTTCCGCATTCGCTCGGTATCTACATGAACGTTTTCTGTTTCAAAAATGCGCCGCACAAGCGCAACAAGCGCATGCTGCTCCCGGCAGGCGCGAGGATGATCGGCCTCCACCTGCTCGATGTACTCCAAAATCTCCGGGGGAATGTTAGAGGTCATCGTCCTCACCGGCATTCGCCACCATAAACTTGAACTGCTGGATGACGCGCAGCAGGGTCGAAACGGTGGAGTTTGCCGCGCTGGCCGTCTGGTTATAAATCTGAACAGCAGGATTGGCGATTTCCATTTCGGCACCCTTTGGCGTGACTTTTGTGATGGTCAGGCCACATTTCATGTCCATCTGCGCCTGCGACAACAGATCCAGTTGGGTGACGTAGCGGTCGAGCGTCGAGCGGTACAAAAAGTTTGTATCGCAGTTCGCCGCTTTCGCCGCATCCTCGATTTCCTTCAATTCCTTGCTGTACTTTTTGCAAGCCCCATCAAGAGAGGGCGGTTTTGCCGTTTTCACCATGGAATCATCCTTTCATCAAATTTTGTGCAACATCACAACGATTCCCGCGCGCACGTGTGCGCGAGAGGAAAGCTGGAAAGTCGAGGGACACCACGAGTAAGGCGGGGCCGGGTCTGGGCCGTTTTTCTGGGAGGGGGGTGTCCACCGTGGACACCGGGCAGGGGAGAGAGGCTCACACAGCCGGTCAGTCCCAGCGCTCGCGCGTCAACGGTGGAGCGCTTTTGCATTTGTGCATCCGTTCCGGATGGCAGACCGTCTCATGGCAGTCCTTGCATACACTGATAAGGTTGCGCTGCCGGTTGCCGTCTGCATCTGTATACCAGATGTCCAGCGCCCTTTCCGGTGCGTCCTTGACATGGTTGACATGATGGACCAGGTCGGCGCGCCGGTATCGCCCGCGCTGCTTGCAGATCTGGCACTCGTGCTTGTCCATATCCAGCACCTCATGCGACAGCCGCTCCCACTGCGAAGAGCAGTAGAACGAATGCACATCGCCGGATGCAATCAGACTCTTGAGCCAATTCAATAATCGTTCGGTCATATACTTTCCCTCAATGCGTCCGGAGAGGTTCGAACTCGCGACCCACGGATTAAAAATCCATTGCTCTCCCAACTGAGCTACAGACACATAAAAATAAGCGGAACCTTGCATTCCACCGCATATCAATTTCGCCAGGAGGCTCAAGAGATAAGGTTCCGCTGCATCCAGAACTTTCGCGGCTGGATGCCCCGCTATTCGCGCGCCCCCTCATAGGGTGCGCGCCTGGCATTCCCGGCAGGACTCAAACCTGCAGCCTGCGGTTTTGGAGACCGATGTTCCATCACTTGAGCTACGGGAATTTATAGAATGCCGCTTGCAGGGTTTGAACCTGCAACCAAACGGTTATGAGCCGTCAGCTCTTCCGGTTGAGCTAAAGCGACATAAAAACGGCGGCCTTTTGCAGCTGCTTGAAAAGCCGCCGTAAATTTTTAAGTGATCTTGCACCTAATAACATCAGAAAATGTCGCCGAATAGCAGGTCGGTCGCGCCTTAGATACAGCCGATTCCTCCGATCTCTGCCCTCGGCTCACGATGCCGCATCTTGTGACAGGTCTTCTTTGCAAAGCGGCAGCGGGAATGCCGCCGCATCATTACGATTTTCTTGTTTTTCCGCATCCAGCACGTAGATTTCGTTCGGAAGAGTTTAGAAAGGATGCCGCCCAATGTTTTTATCACGTCAATCGCTTTGTAAATGGTTTCGATCAGGTTCTCCATAACGTTCCCCATGATTGTGCAGCTCCTTTCGTTTTTTGAAATGTGTCCACAGTGGACACCCCGCCGGGTGGATGTGATATCTTGTTCGTCATGCGCCGCTGGGTTTTGGAGCGGACGGCGCTGGTCCCATTGAGTGCGGTAAGGTTCGACCGCACTATGATTCCCGCCGGGAAGTCTGAATCCACAATGAGCGGCCATTTGGGCTCTCACCCAATAACCGCATTTTGATTATAGCACATCAAAAATGCGCAATCCGGGCAAATCGTGCATTTCGGTCATTTCGTGCGTTTTGCTGCAATCCGTGCATTTCGTGCACGGGAATTACGATGCTGCGAGAAACGTACTTTTGAAAGTATGACTTATTTGAGCTGATTTCGCCTATTTCTCTTGAATACTTTGAAATATTTTTTAGATTTCTTCTGAAATTGTGCTGATAGCATTGTTCATCCACGTTACCAGCGCATAGGCCGCGTGTTGAATCTTTCTCTTCAGCTTGATAGGTTCCTGATCCAGAAGAGGTGAACCATCATCGTTGTTCCGCCACCACAGCCGGTTCCAATTCGGGCAGGATGGATTTTCGCAGTCGTAGTAATGGGCAGAGAATCCTTTCCATGTTGGTTCTAACCAATCGTGGTACTTTCGGAACTTGCACCCCGCACACGGGTTTGCAGGTTTTTCCTCTTTGTTGGTTTTCTGCTTCCACTCTTCGACAGTGAGAGTTTTGACCCTTTTGATTTTATCTTTTGGATGGTCTTTGAGCCAGATGGGGCAGGTGCGATCTTCACAGCATTGCTCAACAACTTTACCATCCGCATATAACGACGTAAGATTTGAGCAGCCTTCGCATGGGTCGGAAGAATCTTTGCACATCTCGTAGTGCAGTGGGTTTATCGTGTCAGAATTTTTTCTTCTTTCAAGGTCATCTTTTCTCATAGTCTCAATATAGGCGTATTGGGAAGAATCCAGATAATCCTTTATTTCTTGATCTAATCCTGCCGCCCGAATTTGGTCCACAGTAATCAGGCCGCACTTCAAATCACTTGCAAGCCGTCGGAATCCTTCATTTGTCAATTTTCAGTTCCTCCAAATCCACATGAACCTCTTCATCGGCACAGATTTTCAGAAACTCCGGTTTAGTCCTTCTTCCAATCTCATCCAAAATATCACCGTTGGTCAGTTCGTCTGTCCACACTGGACGCCCTAGAATTTTTTGGATGTACGCATGTACCAGAGAAAAATCGCACATCATGTATCCCGTATATGCAGATACAATGATTTTTTCATCAAGAGTCATCTTTAATCGCTTCCCCCTTCAACCTTTAGATGCGCTGTATTTCTCTATATTTCATTTATCGGGAGTCCGCAATTAGGGCAATATAAAAGTTGAGTTGTTCCGTTACTGTTCATGGAATATATTAGATTATCATCTCTATGATACCACGCTATTGTAGAGCACCCGAAGGACACATATCCGCCAAGTTCTTCCAAAGCGTCTTTAGATTGTCTAATAAAATCACACACAGGACAATTTTTCATTTGCCTTACCTCACATTCTTTTTGATCCACCGATCCACTCGACTTCGAATAGCTTCAGGACCAACATCCATTCCCTTCTCCATAAGCTCGACCGCCACGATCTGCGGCTTTTTGCCCTCCGTGCAGACTGCCGTGAGCAGCGCACGCAGCTCGCAATCATCGCAGCTCTCAATAAGGCTCAGACCATACATGTACTTTTTCCGCTGCTGGACGTTAGTCCGCTTGAGCCGCTTGATCTCATCTTCCCGCCGGGTGAAGGAAATGTCCGTCCCGGTCACGGTCACGTGACTCAGTATGCAGGCGTTCCCCTCACCGCTGGAAGACTTGACCACATCGGAGGCGCTCTGCGGGCCTTCGGCCTGGATGGCTTCGAGCTGTTCAATGCGCCGCTGACGCTTTTCGATGTCGTAAGGGATAGCATACAATTTCCGAAATTCTCGTGGCGTCAGCGGCTCCATTGTGGTTCCTCCTCATTTATTTCAAATCAAAATACTTTGTCAAAAGATCTGTGATTCCAGAATAAAAAGAAATCCATCCACAGGTATAAAACTTGTTGTCTTGCAAAATGATTGCGTAATCTTCACATGTTTGCCCACTCTCTTTTCGAGTCTCATCCACTCGACGCCATAGCGTTGCCCCGCCGGGTAAAGGCTGTTTGTCGTATTCAAGCCGGAACTGAACATCTTCCCACGCCATTTCCCACGGCGCATTGTCTTCCAGCATTTTTTCCGCCAGCTTGCGCAGTGTGTCCTTCCCACGGGACTCTTCGGGTTTCTCTGGCAAGCCATGGCTTTTGATGGGCTTTTCTGCAAATCCTTTTTCGACACAGAAGTTTACAAACTTTGCCCATGTAAAGCAATAGTCTCCATGTCCGCTCCGCCAAAAACGAATCTTTCTGTTATCAAAGTCTACAAAACCTTTTTGTAAATTTCTTCCACATAATCCGCCTTTTGCGGTTACAAGAGCTTCGGCTGTAAAACTACGGGCTGATTTTACCCAATCAAGTTCGCACACTTCTTTTGCAGATTCGATTACCCATTCTGGGTACTCTTGCTCCTGTTTCGGTATCGTTACCGAAGACTCTGGTTTGCAGTCGAACACGACCGGCTTTTCGTACACCGGTTTATCCGGTTTCGGGGCTTTGGCTGCTTCCTGCTGCGCCATCCGCGCCGCAATGATCTCTTGTGCCCGCCGATATGCGCCCATCAGGGTGATCTCCCCGGCCTGAAGCTCCCGCTTGGTATCATCGCCGCAGTTTTCCGAGATCGCGTTCAGCCTGGCCGCTGCACCAGTGCTCAAGCCCAATATCCTGCACAGCTCATCACGGACCTTTCCGCTCAGCCCACCAAGGCTTTTTCGCCGTGTCAAAATCTCTTTGAGCGTCTCATACTGTGCCAACCGTTCACCGTCCGTCAGGTCACGTGCGGTTGCGTTGGCCGTGATGAGCGCGATCTTCTCGTCATCGTCATACTTGAGCTTGAGGATGACGCAGGGGAGAGCCTCAAACCGTGTATCGCCCTCTTTGGCCAGCTCCTCGCAGGCGGTCAACCGCCGCTCTCCGCCGATCAGCTTGTAATTGCCACCATCCAGCTCCACCACTTCCAGCGGCTGGCGGATGCCGTTGGTCTTGATATCCTCTTTGAGCCTTGACACGTCCCCGATGCGATAGATTTTCCGGTTGTCCGGGTTGATGATGATGTTTTTGCGGTCGATCATGACCACCTGCATCCCAGACCCCGCCGGGGCGTCCGGCTGAACACTCAGAAGCCCGCTCAATAATCCAGTGCTCATTTTTTGACCTCCTTCGGCGGTAAAGGCATCCAGCCCACAACAGGGCGGTCTATCTGGTTATTGTAAACCTCGTCAGGGTTGAAATGGCGGTATTCCCACCAGCCTTCCGGGATTTTGTAGTCGTCCCGCTCTTCGTCGTATGTTCCCCAATCGGGAAGGTCTTCCCAATACCATTCGCTATCTTGTAAAAAAATGTTCCCATCTTCATAGTGCGCTGTCGTAATCCCGTATCCGTCAATATCGTTGCGGTACAAAACCAGCACTTCCGTTTCGACCTTCGGAGGGTCTTTGTCAGGATCGCGCCAGGCCGGAATCATCCTCTCCGGGTCAATCACTGGTAACTTTTTCAGGTCTTCGATTTCGTCTTCTGCTGCTTCCTCAACCGTCAAGGCTTCTGTGGAGCCTTCCAGGTCTTTCAGCTCCTTTTTGAGGTCTTCCAGGAACGGGCCAATGTCAACGATTCTTCTTTTAGCCATTTTTCCGTCCCTCCACGATCTCCATCACACGTACTGCCAGATTTTTGTACTGCTCGGCAGGCTTGCACTTGGGTGCGAACTTGTACAGCGGCTCATGTGCCGATTTGGCCTCCTTGACCCGGACGCTGTTGTTGATGCGCATCACGCTGCCGTCCTCGTTCCGGAAAGCCGGAATGTGGAGATTTGCGATCTGATTGACAGTCTGCATTGAGTACCGCCCCCGGTCATACTTGGTAGCCAGCACACCCATCACGGCAAGCTCGTGGTTGTATCCGTGCTGGATGTCCCGCACCTGATCCATGATCTCGGCCAGCCCATCCAGCGCCCACTCGTCGCAATCCACCGGGATGATGACGTAATCAGCGGCAACCAGAGCGTTGATGGTGGCCATGTCGATGTCGGGCGGGCAGTCAAAAATGCAGTAATCGTAATCGTTTCGCAGCGGTTCGAGGGCGTTCTTCAGCCGGTCGGCCTGCGGACGTCGGACGTCGAACATCACGTTTTTGTTGGCCAGCAGCATGCTCATGTTGCTGGGTGCAATGTCAACGCCGGAAAAATCGGTCTGCCGGATCACGTCGGGCAGCTTGACTCTGAGTTCCAGAACGTCGCCCATCGTGTCTTTCGTGTCCGAAAACCGCTTGAAAAATTTGCTCGTGTTGGCCTGCTTGTCCAGATCCATGACCAGCACCCGCCGGGAATGGATGCCCGCCAGGATGCAGGACAGGTTGCAGGCGGTGACGGACTTTCCGACGCCGCCCTTGAGATTGATGATCGCGATCTTAGCCATATTTCTCATTGTGGGTTCCTCCGTTTTGATTTTATCCGCACTTCCGGGCGAGTGACCGCCGGTGTGCAGCGTTTTTCAGAAAATCGTTCCCGCTGGGTTCGGGCCGGTCCACTGTCTTTCTCAGCTTCGGTGCGCCGCCCCAGCTCTTCGGGTGGTCCAGGACACTCCATCCAGCCTCGATGCTCTGCATGATGCTGGCGATCATGTATTCTGTGCGTTTTGTTGTTTTTGATTCATCCGCCAGCTGGGTGAGCTTGTCACACACAGCTCGTGCAGCCTGGGCGTCCCATACCTTGCCCCGCCGGGATGCCCGGTATGCGTCGAACCGGGTCAGAGCCTCCAGCAGAGGCTTGTCCGCTCCGGCATACTCCGCGAAAACATCCTTCGGGCTAGGTTCGCCCCCTTGTGCGCCTCGCGCGCACGAAGGAGTAGTATACCCAGTAGTATACCCAGTAGTATACCCAGTAGTATTACTGGGTGGCGTTTTGCCACTACCCCCCGTGGCGTTTTGCCACTGGTCCCCGTCGCATTTTGCCACTAGTGGCATTTTGCGACTAGTGGCGTTTTGCCACTGGTCAGGCGGGTGAGATTCCGCCGGATTTTTGGGTGCATCGTCCTTGCTTTCGACCGTCTTCTGGACCTCTTCGGGCACCTCGGCAACGTACCGGTTGACCATCTGACCGGCCACAAGTTCCTGCCGTTTTGTGAGCAGGCCTTTGCTTTCCAGCCGCTTGAGCACCCGGATTATTGTTGCACGGTCGGCTCCCAGCCACCGGGAAAGATAGCTGAAGCTGCCCTTGTACTCGCTCTCGCCATCCTGGCTGAATCCATAGATCAGCGCGTAGGCCAGCAGCTCGTTGCCCTTGAGCTTGTACTTATCGACCATCCAGTCGAGGATCATAATATAGCTCTGTTTTTTGGTAGTGTTTTTCACAAGTTACCCCCCCCAAGAGGGTCAGAACGGCAGGTCGTCGTTGTCGTCGATCACAGCGAAATCGTCAGCGGAGCCTTGAGAATAGGCCGGTGCGGGCTCTCGGTAGCCTTTGGGCGGTGCCTCGCCGCCGTCATCCACGGCCTGCCTGCCGGGCTTCTTGCTGGGTCCGGCAAAGCTGATATGGTTCGCCACGACCTCCACAGCCGTGCGGCTGTTGCCCTGCTTGTCCTTGTAATTCCGGCTCTGCAATGCGCCGTCCACGGCGATCATGCTGCCTTTCTGGAAATACTTACAAACAAAATCAGCCGCCTGCCGCCAGACCACAATGTCGATAAAATCCGCCTGCCGTTCCTGCCCCTGAGAGACAAAGTTCCGGTCGCAGGCGATACGGAAGCTGCACACGTTGGTGCCGTTGGCGGTGGTCCGCAGTTCAGGATCTGCGACGAGCCGCCCCATGATCGCTACAATGTTGAGCATTTCAGATAGTCCTTTCCGATTTCTGCCATCCAGCGGTCGTGTCCATAGAGGTCCTCAAAATCCTGCTGGGCCTGTTTTTTGAGGTCGAGCCGAAGGTGGTGGTCAAAATGGGCACTGTACCCCGGCTCGTTGTGGTGCCGGTGGCACAGCCAGACCTTCAGGCCATACTTTTCGGCCACTGGCCGCAGCGGGCCGTTGAGCACATGGTGCTCTTCCAGCATGTCCACGGTGGACACGTTGTACTTCATCCGGCAGACGTAACACTCCCGCCGGGATTGCATGATTGACTTAGATATAGATCTTCTTCCTCTCAACAAATGCTCGCCAAGTTTCGGCATAAGATAATATTGTGTAAGGTTTCAGCCTGATTGTTTCCGTCGCGGCATTGTCATACCAATACCTATTGTCTTGTGCATAGTCATAGATATAAGCTGTGTGTGCGTTCATTGCAAGATAGGTTGACTTCATGGTCTCCACAATTCTTCGTGCTTTTTTGCACGATACGCCCCGCGACATCAAGAGCTTTTGAAAGCGTTTCCGTGTCATCTTTTCGGCACCTCCTAATTCTATGAATTTCTTAGGCACGTCCACGTCCTTCATCCAGCATACACATGTCAAAAATCGTTTCGCTTGTTTTTCTGTGGGCCTTGCCAAATCTGTATGAGCCACGAAGAGGAATCACCGAGGTGCAACCAACAGGCATAAGTAACTCTTCTTTACGCTCAATATAAAGCTTTGTAGCAGCCATCAATCGAGGGTAATCCAAAAGGATAAACTCGCGATCCGTAAGTCGTTGCCCGCGTTCAAAAAGCTGATATAACCGAACCATCAAGCCCCATTCGTAAGTTCCTCGCAAAATCATTTCCTCGGCACCTCCTGCCATTCCTGCCAATATCGTGTCACATTCGGGTCGTTGACGCCCATCTCGGCCAGACGGTCAAAAATGCCGTCGATAAAAGCCGTCATCTGAGCGGTGGAAAAGCTGCTGGAACCCATCGACGCCTTGACAGTGCAGCGGTCGTTGTCCAGCAGCTCTACCACGTATACCAGCCGGTATGCCTTGCGCAGAATGGGCACAGCGGCCACCGGAAGTTCCAAAAAGTCATATTCGAGGCCGTATTCTTCGAGCATCTCGATATAGCAGACTTCCGGTGTGGTGCCGCCCGCTTTCCCTGAGTTGTACGTGTCGGCCATGATGGTGAGCAGTGCCCACATCATGCGGTTCTGATCCAGCGAGCGTTTTTTCCGCTGCCGCTCCACGGTGAGCGTCAGCCGCAGCGGAGAGCCATGTGCCAGATCGTCCAGCTTTTGGCGGATCTGTGTTTTCACAAATTCCGCCGAGTTTTCCACAACAATCTGTTGCCGGGCTGGGTCATAGACGACCGGGAGGCTCCCTACAACGTCGCCTCGTCCCATAAGACTTTCTTCCCGCTGGCCAGTGCAAACTGCACCATGTGGATGTGTTCGTCTTCAGCGCGGGCGAAACGGTCAACCGTGAGCTTTTCCGCCGCGCGCCATACGCCGTGCTGGTCCTTCACCACCGGGACCTGCTCGCTCTTCAGGGCGATGGGCTTCAGGTCCATCACGTCCTCCGCGACACCGAACAGTGCCGCCGCGCGGAGAAAGCTGGTGTTTTCCTGCATCCGGTCCACATCGGCGGAGGGCAGGCACATCGGCCCGGCGTCCTTCCGCACCGGAAGACCATTGACAGGGGAAAGCACTTCGAGCTGGCATCTCCACCAATTTTTGGTGTAGTAGTACGAGTCGCCCCAGCCCAGCGGGCCGTATGTCTCGTTGAGGATGTCCCGCACGGCAGACTCCTTCGGGAGCACCACAACGCGGATTCCATCCTCGCAGGCAGCAATAACGCGCACCACGCACTCCTCCGGCTTGATCTCGCGGGTTTTCGGGCCCTTGACCGGGAAACTGATAGGCTCAGCCAAAACCCCGCCAGAAACGCCCGCAGACGGCCCACGCCGCCGGGAGTTAGCTTTCGTTGGCATCTTGACCGTCCTTTCGGAGCATTACTTCGCCGACCGTGGGTTCGTGCGCAACGTCGTCTTCGTCATCAGGGACGTCCGGGATGCAGGAAAACACCAACGTCCGGATGTCCTTCTCGACCAGAGAACGACAGTAGGAGCAGGCGTCCCGCGTTTCCTGCACGGTGAGGATCGCCTGCGACTTGTCCAGCGGACCGTTCAGCAGCATGTTGTACATGGCCCGGCCCATCTCCTTGGCGTCGCGGCTATACTCGCGCCGGAACGTGTGATGTTCGTTCGATCTGCATTTTTCACAGCTCATTTTTCAATACCTCGTTTCTAAAAATATTTTGCGCTTTCGCGCTGGCAATGGCTTTTATTTACCCTCCTGCCATCATTGGAGCCTTTGCGATTCTTTGCCTTTGCTGGTCTCTTCGTTGCCGTTCACTGCCATTGCATTGCTGCGCAGCGCTAATCGTAGCCCTTGCTTGGCGCCTCGGAACTATGCCGTTGCTATGCCATTCTTTGATTTGCCTATCTGCACCATGCCTTTGCCACGCAAGTCGTGTCAATGCCATGCCTTTGCTCAACTCTTCGCCTCAGCGCAGTACTGCGCCTTTGCTTTGCTTTGCACCTCGGAGCTAAGCAGTGCCTTTGCACCCTGTTTTTACTCTACAACCTCATAGCTGAAACGGCCTTTGCCGGAATTGCGCCACTGGCCGATGCCTCGCAGGATGCCGTAGTCGAGCCATTCGCGGACGGCCTTTTCGTGGCTGTCATCCATGCACAGCACCTCAAACTCGCAGGTTGAGCCCGCCGGGATCTCTTCGCTGTTGGCAAGGCTGACCCGTTCGCCCTGGGCGGTCTGCGCGCGAAGCGGGCGCTGGCACTCGCCAATTTCGCCGTTGACCCAAATCGGGATCATACGGGGCTGCACGAAAATCAAGCCGTCAATGACCTTCTTGTAAGCCGTCAGCTTGCCGCTTTCGTTCACGGCTTTCTTCTTCCCGGTCTCTGTTTTGCCGCCGATTCTGGACAACATGCCGCAGGAATCCTTGAAAAAACCCTTAATCTGGTAGTCATACAGGATAGGCTCTCCGTTCTCGTTGCGAGGGAACACCGTCATGCCCTTGTCAGCCACCGCATCCGCACCCACGGCAGCCACTTCATCCTCAATGGTGGAAGCGTCCGGAGAATTGCTTGCGATATAATCGCGGGCAATGTTCGGATTATTGGGCCAGGTGCCCAAAATCGGTTCTACAAATGTGATCTTGACCTTCAGATTTTTCATGTGTCGTACCTCCAAAATATTCTTTGTGCGCTTTCGCGCTGGCAGCGGCTCTTGTTTTACCACCTGCCGCCAGTGGTGGGGATGGGTCAGGGGATATCCAGCCCCTCGATCTCGGCGAGGACGTTGCGGTAAGTCTGGGCCATGGCTTTCTTTGCGTCCAGAGCCCAATACTCGGCCTCGTCGCTCTGGAAGTGATCCAGGAAGCCGGAAAAGTTCCGAAATGCCTCTTCGCAGATGTTCGTTTCGGCCAGCAGAAGGTATCTGCTCGCCGTGGAAAGCTCCCGGTTGGGCTGGCCGCGCTCCACGCTGTCCTTGACCATCTGGGCGATCATTTCCGGGCTGAGCGGATCACCCGCCGGGGAAAGATCGTTCGTCATCACAGGGTTCGTTGCTTCCATTTTTTCATCAAGTGTCATACGGCACGTCCTCCATTCTGAATCCACACATCGGGCAAAATGGGGTTTTGAGACCACATGGGTTCACCTCTCCACATTCCGGGTTCGAGCAACGGGTTGCTGGTACATGCCATGAGCCGTTTTTCCCGGCACAGATCTCATAGGAACCTGGAATTTCCTCCCAGTGTGCCACAGGCCGCAGCGTTTTCGGGTCGATGGTGGGCAGATTGCCCAGATCGGACAGCTCGTCGCCGATGCTTTCGCAGTACAGGACATCTGCAACCTTTCCCTTGGCTTCTTCTTCGGCCAGGTCTTTTTTCAAATCGGCCTCCAGCTCGCCGACGTCGGCCAGCCGGATGATCTTCTTTGCCTCAGCCATTACCAAACACCTCCATCTTTGCTTCCATTTCTTCATCCTCCATTAGTACATTCCATATACCTGATCCAGGAGCCGGTCGAGACGAATGATCTTCCCTCTGCCCTTGCCACCGGTGCCCTTTTCTTTCGATACCTTTTCCCAGCCGTAAGGAAAGCGCTGGTAAACATAACGCGGTTTGATGCCGGTGCACTGGGATGCCTGGTCAAGAGTCAGGAACATCCCGAACTCTTTCAAAAACAGCGTATAAGCATCGTGCCACGCTTCGGTTCGGCTAGATTTCGCCACGGTCTTTCAACTCCTTCTGTCTGCGTTCAAATAGCACCTGTTGGCCGTAGGAGCGGCCAGCCGCTTTCGCGCGGGCATTGACAGCCCGGATGCTGTTCTCTGCGGTCGGCTTCGGCGGATGCGGGAACGCCTTCCGCAGTTCCTGCTCAACTCTCCTCTGAGCCTCCCACTCTTTCCATTCGGCCCGCTTGGCGCGGTCGGCGTTGCGCGCCTTCTCCGCGCTGCGCTTGGCCAGACACGCCGGGCAGAACCGGCGCGTTGCACCGACATTCTCCATCACGACCCCGCAGTCCTCGCAGATGCGGGTGTATCTCCCTGGAGCACCCATATCACTTCGCCATCCTTTCCATCCGCCGCCGCTGCGCCGCCCGCCGCCGGGCGTTGTCAGCGCGCTTGTATGCGTCCCACCGGGCCAGCAGATACGGCGCACCGGCCACGATCGGCGCCAGCAGGAACAGCAGGAACAGCATTTCGGTCATCTGGGCGTGATAAGCATCGCGCCCCAGCAGGACCAACAGGTCCGCGAAAATGTAACAGGTCATAACAGCAATGCACCTCCGATTCGATAAGCCAGGGCCAGAACCACAAGCAGATAGGCGACCCAGCCCAGCAGGACCTTTTTCTGGGGGCTGGAAGCACCCACGATCACAAAAATTCCGAGGCATCCGCCCACGACAAAACACATAAAACAGGCAAATATCGCACTCCTTGTCATTTTGTCACCTCATCCCAAGCGCCTGCTCGATTCCCACGCGGGGGTTGTCGTTGGTATAGCAGCCGCACATGTATTTCCGGACGGTGCTCTCGCTGTATCCGGTCTTCTCGGCCAACACGGTGTAATTCTTCACGCCGAGAATCTTCATCCGCTTCCGGACCTCGCATTCCCACTCCGGCGTCACTGTTGTCTGCAAATTTTCCACCTCGCTTGTGAATAATTGTTCGTATTTTGACTACAAAAAACATTGCCAAGCGGACGAAATCGGGTTATAATAGATTTGCGGAATCTTTCATACTCGATCACATGCGCCCAAAATCTCGGCAATGTGTGACCGTCCCCCACGGTCAAGATGGGGGCGGTATACGCAAAAACGAGGTACGGCGTTTTTGCGGTCGTTTCGGGTCTACGGCTGAGGCCCGTCGCGCGGTAGGGGGCATCATCTGAAACGCAAAGCAGCATTCAGGAGGAACCCATGAGCACTCAAGCGGTCTGAGATGGGGTCTCGCTCTTGAGTACAGTTATATTGTAACTCACATTTACTCACAATTCAAGTGAAAAGATGAGCAAATATGAGTTTTGGCACTTTGCACGAAAGTGAGGTGATAATTTGTGTTTTATGACAACTTTGAGAAGCAATGCACCAAAATAGGAAAAAATCCGTCCACTGTAGCGGAAGAACTTGGATTTACCAAATCAATGGCTTCGCATTGGAAGGGAGGAATGGTTCCAAGAGTTTCCAGCAGAAAAAAGATTGCCGATTATTTTGGCATCTCGGTCGAGGAGCTGATGGGCACAAAAAAAGAGCCCGCCGGGAAAGGCGAGCTCGAAAGAGAATGGGCCGACATTGAAGTGGCTTACAAGAGCGCAACACCGGAAGCACGTGCAGCAGCCAAAGCCGCCGCGCTGGCCGTGTTGGAGAGCAGCAAGAAAGAAGGATGATGATCGTGGACCATGCGGACATCCCGGATTTTTCGACGCTGGTGCTGTCTCCCGAAGAGCTGGAAGATCTGCGCCTGCTTTCGCAAAAAACAATAAAGAATACCGGCGATTGGCCGACACGATTGGCTCCATTGTACAAGCTGGGGCTGGTCGATTATGAGACGGACGTTTCCAACGGATTGGGACCTGCGGGAAAATACAAAATCTCGAAAAAGGGAAAACTGTACCTGCAATATCTGGCCCGCCGGAAAAGCGAGCTGCGGATATCATACGCGCTGTCAGTTCTCGCTCTGGTCGTCTCCATTATTTCGCTGATCGTCTCGATCGTGCACTAGCGGCTTGTACATGGTCGTTACGATACACTGCTCAAACGACTGTGCAATCGCAGCATGCAAAGCCGTCGGGACCTGCATGGCGATTTCGTTGGAAATTTTCATTTCCTCCATCACCTGAAGGAGCTTCTTCACAACCTCTTCAACCTGGTAGTTGATTCCAGAGCCTTCGATCGTTATTTTGTATTCGTCATAGCCATTCGCGGTCAAAAAGAATCTCGGATCAATAGACGCAGGAGAAGCGGGATTGGATTCCTTTTTACAAAATTCAAACATGAAAAGCTCCTTTCTGAAAGTGAATAAACATTCGCACTACCGTCATTATATGGACTTGAAGCAAAAAGGTCAACCGCGATGTCAGACAACGGCCTTTTCAAACCCCTGAAGGGTGCGCAGTACGAGTTCCCAAAGTTCCGGATGCTCCCGCAAAAGGGCTAAAAATTCGTTGTCAGGCATTCATAACACTCCTTTAAGTTGTATTTCATGGCTCTATATTACAACCATGATGATGAAAAATCAAGAGAACGGAGAAAGAATCATGAAACTTGTGAAAATTGGCAAAACTATGGTTGCCGGTTTGTGCATTGCGGCAACTTTGGCCGGTTCTGCTCTGCTTACAATGGCACTCAGCCCCGCCGGGTAGCCCCGCCGGGTATAAATCGGGAATCAGATTTATAAAAATCGCATATTAAAAAGAGAAGAGGACAAGTTATGGCAAATTCATGCCCTGTTTGCGGTGGAAAAATGGGCTTATTGAATCGGGAAAGAAGCGCAGACGGATTGATCTGTGCCAGCTGCATGAACTTTTTCTATTCGAAAGTCGGGTTTCAGGCGTCCAAGTTTTCGACAAAAGAGCTGGCTGATTTTTGGGCAGTCCAGGAAAAACGCCGGAAACAGTTTAAGGAAACAGATTCTCTTTATGATGCAGATTCACTTTATGTTTCTGTGGACGAGGAAAACGGACTCTTTTATTTTGGTCGTCGAAGCGGGGACAAAGGCCCTCGCATGATTTACGCCTTTGATGAAGTATCCGGTTACGAGTCAGATTCGGAAGATTTCACCGTCACGCAGACCAGAGGTGGAATCGGTCGTGCAGTAGTGGGCGCAGCCATTGCCGGCCCAGTCGGTGCGATTGTGGGAGCATCTACAGCAAAAACAGAGACTCGAAAAGGTAAGGGAAAGGAAAATATAACGATTTCTTTTGAGCTTCCTTTTGGCAAAAAGACTCTGTCAGCGCAGACGTATCCCGCCGGGATGACCGCTCTGCTGAAGGCCTGCATGGAAAAGAAATCACAGACACAATCTGCATACGGACGTGTCAACAGCGTTGCAGATGAACTTTTGAAGTTTAAGCAGCTCTTGGATATGGGCGCGATTACGGAAGAAGAATATAACGCGAAAAAGTCGCAGCTCCTAGAAAAAAGCTTGTGAAGGTGTCCACAGTGGACACAAAAGCATTCCCCGCCGCCGGGCTGACGACGGGGAAGATGTCACAGCTCGACGACACGGCCATTGATACAATCCAGCCGGTCGCCGGGGTCAATGCCGGAGTCAGCGTCGTCTTTGGCCTGCTGGGCAATGCGCAGCAGCTCGCCGTAGACGTCCGGATCAGCGGCATAATTGGATAGCGTGTACACAAGATTGAGTGTGCGGTTTCGGACGTAGTCCAGCAGCATGGTATCAGTTGGCATGGTCATTCCTCCCACGGGGCCCGGACGCGATCCGGGTCTTTTGGTTTTGATGCGGGCATCCCGTCGATGATCTCCATATCGTCGGGTACATACATAATAGCAGCCATAATTTTTTACCTCCTGCGATGGAAATTTTTTACATAATTGTTATATCATAGGAGATGGAAAGGAATCTATACGCAATATCGTGTCGAATCGGTAAAAAGGAGGCAATTATGAACGAGTATGACTTGCAAGTGGCAAAGGCGCTTGAAATGGCAAGGGCAAAAGCCGGGCTCAGCCAGGAAAAGCTGGCAAAACGGCTTGGGATCAGCAAGCCGACCGTGGCCAGCAGGGAGCGGGGAACGTCCCCTGTAACGTTGGCCGACATCATCAATTGGTGCGTGGCGTGCGGCGTCCCGGCCAAGCGGTACACAGACGCCTGTATCCATCCGGGCCTGTTGGAGTATCTGGAGGACGACATCACAACCGAGGAAAAGCGGCAGATACTGCATGCAGTGGTGGATGAGATGTCCAATTATGAGGTGGATGGCTGGTTATACCTCTACTATGGGGATCATGGGTCTGACCCGCTGGGCGTCCTGACCGAGGTGCTTGCCAACCTGCACACCATGCTTGCCAACCGTGTGGCCGTATGCTCTACCATTGGGACGAACTATGAGCTGGATCATGCCAATCACCGAGATCCAGACCCAAACGGCATACAGCCACACATGCCCATCATGTACCAGGCCCGCGATTGCGGCCAGAAAGCAGCCCTTCAGGGCGTGGATGCTTATTCCGTAAAAAACATGGAGGATACACGAGATGCCAAAAAGAAGAACGAAACGCTATGATGGCCGGTATGAGATAAAGCGGAAAATGCTGGACGGAAAGTATAAGCACTTCTTGGGCACCACGGTTGCCGAAGCGACCGCAAAGTATGAGGAGGCCTACCGGCAGGCATTGCTGGAAAAAGAAAAAAATAGCGGCGGCGCAACCTTCCGAGAAATGGCAGATGCGTACAAAGATTACATTACAGGCTCGACAAAGCCGGTAAAACGAGGTACGATAAACGCCTACGTCAAGAATATCCCTCCGCTGCTGGAATGCTTTGGCGACACGCCGATGGCTGACATCGACACGCAGGCAGTCTGCGGATACATGGAGCGCATGAAGATGCAAGGCAAGGCTTTGCACACCATCACCAACGCTAAAAGCGTGCTATCCTGTATCTTCACTTTCTGGTGCGCCAACTATCACGGTACCAGTAATCCGGCTCTTCTGGCGAAGCCGCCCGCCGGGATGAAAAAGGGCAAGCGCCTTGAGCCGACAAAAGAGCAGCGGGATATTATTGACGCGCATCCAGAGGGGTGCGGCTTCTGGGCACAGCTTTTTGAGTACACCGGGCTTCGTCTCGGTGAGGCGAACGGGCTGCAATGGAAAGACGTGGACTTTGAGCAGAATGCGATCCATGTACGCTCTGCAATGCCGTGGGACCGTAACAACGCATACGAGGAAACGTTGAAATCAGAGAAGGGATACAGAGATGTGCCCATCCTGACAACGTTTCGTCCGATGCTGCTGGAACAGAAAGCCGGTCACGCGAACACGGACTATGTAATGTCCGGCGAAGCAAAGCCGCTTTCGAAGTCACAGTATGACTGGCGCTGGGCCATCTACTGTCGAGATCTCGGTTTGAGCGTGAAGCAGGAGAAGCGCGCCCGGATAAAAGACAAACCGGGCAAATACAGAGTATATTACAAATGGAAAGCGCTTGTAACCGCCCACCAGTTTCGGCATTTTTACGCGACAAACCTTTTTTATGCCGGCATCCCGGACATGGTGGCCCAGAAGCTTATGGGTCACGCAGACATTTCAACGACCCGAAAGATATACCAGCAGCTGCGCGATGAAGAGGACAAGCAGTACATCGCAAAGCTGGATGCGTATGTCCAAAGCAGAAAGTAGGTCTGCAAAAAGTCTGCAAAAGAAAGAAAAACACGACTTGACGCGATATAAAAGGGGTTCGAGTCCCCTCCTTCGCACCATATCAACAAAATCCGAACTTTTTTCCGATAGGGGAAGGGTTCGGATTTTTTGTATTCTTTGGAAAACAGAACGAATCCCTTGCTTCCATCGAAAAACGTCCTAGACCTTATCATAAGAAAGCACGACAGACCACTGTAAGAGTGCCGTAAGGCGGAAAGGACACGAACATGAAGTACGATGCAAGAGCCTGCAAATTCAACATGGACACCGGCTGCGTGGAGCTGCTGCTCCGGGATGGGAGAATGATCTCCATTGACTGCACTGGGGTCGAGAATGAATTGGACGTGACCATGGCGCAGAGGACGGAACTGGACTACCTCATCTACAACGATCCGCTGGGCTATGCGGATTTGATTCTGAACGGTGACCCGGAGAAATATTTGAAGAATGTGGCTGGAAGCCATGGGCTAGAAGATTAAGGGCAAAACAAAAAACAGGGTGCGCCCCTGAATAGGACGCACCCTGCCAAAGACCACAGACAACAGCGATATGTACGACAGGGAGTTCCCCAGTGGGAACTTCCTGTTTTTCGTTGTTTGCATGATGAGCCTGCTCTGCCTGCCACGCGGCAAATTCTCTTTGCCCTTCTTCGCTGTTCCAGCAGGCAAGGATGGCCGGGTAAAATGCCCGTGCCAGACGGTCGATGACTTCATCGGGATAGGGGGAAGTTTTTGTGGACTTTTTCTTTTTGTTCAAACGCACGCTCCTTTGGACATCTGTGAACAGCATACCATGTGCCTGATGTTATGCTGTCTGGTCTTTAACATCTGCGAGTGCGGCTTCCAGAGAAGTAAGATAGTCCTTATGCTTGTGAATGATCTCCAGAATCACATCACGCTGTGCATTATCGGGCATCTGCTCCAACTGGTAGTTGAATGAAATACGGAAACGAGTAGTGAGTTCTTCCAACGCCACATACTCGTACCGTACATCCTCCGGGTAAGCATCGCTGTCGTAAACCGATTCAAACTTTCGGAATGGCATGACAGGCGCTTTGCCCGGAACGCGGATCACACCGTCAGCGTCAGGCGTCGGCTCCACCTTCAGTTCCGGGTGCAGAATATCCTGCAAAGTTTGTGCACGGTCATTGTAGGCCGCTCTGGCAAGGCGGTGCATATCCGCTTTGGACACTTTTGTCTGTCCGGACAGAATGCTCTGCTTCAGGCCCGGCATCAG